CAATATATTTGTACAGAAACTAAATGAAGAGAATATGATTCGCCATATGATCCTCAACAGTCTTCGAATGTACAACGTAAAATACCGCAAAGAATTCGGCAACATGGTTATCTGCTGTGATGCAGGTAATACATGGCGCAAGCAATACTTTCCGTATTACAAAGCCAACCGTAAGAAAAACCGTGACAGCTCAGATCTTGATTTTAACGAGATATTTCGTATCCTCAATATGGTACGTGACGAGATCAGTCAAAACCTCCCTTATAAACTTATTCAGATGGATGGCTGTGAAGCCGATGATATTATCGCAAGCCTTGCAATGGAGACTCAAGAGTTTGGTAAAGATGAGAAGGTTATGATTATCTCTTCTGACAAAGACTTTATCCAATTGCAAAAATACAGCAATGTATCTCAGTTTTCGCCTATGCAGAAGAAAGTAGTTACTGATAAGAATCCTCGCATGTACCTATTCGAGCATGTAATTAAAGGTGATACCGGTGACGGTATTCCTAATATACTATCTACTGATGATACTCTTGTGACTGACGGTAAACGTCAAACACCGGTGAGTAAGAAGAAGATTGAACTTTGGTTAGAGAATGCCGAAGATTTAAAGTCGGTAATGGATGATGACACATATCGCAACTACCAACGAAACAAAACTCTTATTGACCTTGCTGAAATACCAGTTACTGTGAGAGAAAATATTATAAATACTTTTGAGAGCACTAAGGTGCCAATGAAGATGAAAGTATTAAATTATCTAATTAAAAAACGATGTAAACTATTGATTGATAGTGTTGAGGAATTTTACACATATGGCTAATAAAAAACTACTAATTTCTGAGATTTTTGAACAAGCTGCAGGAATTAAAACGAAACCAGAAAAGATTGCTTTTCTACGCAGAAACACATCCCTAGCATTAAGGGATATTATCAAAGGTGGATTTGATGAATCAGTCAAATTCAATATTCCTGACGGAGCACCCCCTTATAAAAAGGATGATGCACCAGTCGGGTTCCAGCCATCATCATTGCATGCCCAAACACGCAAATTCAAGTATTTCGTTAAAGGCGGTATGGGAGATCGTATCAACCCAAACCGTCGAGAAACAATGTTCATTAATATACTAGAATCAGTGCATCCAAGTGAAGCTGAACTAGTTATTGCAATGAAAGACAAAAAGCTGAAAGGAAGATATAAAGGCATCACTAAGGCGCTTTGTGCTGAAGCATTTCCTTCGCTTTTTCCAGACTTAACAAAATGAGATAATTAGTTACCACCTTATATGATGATCAAACCTAACTTTTAACGGAGAAACACCCATGAGGTTACACGAGATCGAACGACTTAAGCGGGATAGGAATGAGATACTTCATTATCAGCGCAGGATGGAGAAAAAAGGTAAAGACACCCACGTGTATAAGTTACAGAAAAAGATTGAATACATTTCTGAACATATACAAGAACTATCGAGGGCCTCATAGATAGAAAAAACCGAAAGTAAACTTCGAAAGGGGTTTACTTTCTCTTTAAAGTGTGATATAATATACATTATGAATATATTTAAACTTGACAATGATCCAATTAAAGCAGCGCAACTACAATGCGATAAGCACGTCGTTAAAATGATTGTAGAATCAGCGCAAATGTTATCAACCGCCCATCGGATGCTAGATGGCAAACTAGAGACACGTAAAACACGATCCGGTCGCAATGGCCGATATTATGCGTTACCAGATGAACGCGAAGATGTTCTCTATAAAGCAGTACACTTTGGTCACCCATGTACTGTGTGGACCATGGAATCTCGTGCTAATTATGTTTGGCATTACATTCACTTTCTAGGTCTATGCGACGAATATACATATAGGTATGGGAAAACTCACGCAACCGATAAATTACTTAAAGGTTGGTTAGTGAATATTCCTGACAATATTCCAGATGGTAAGCTAACACCGTTTAAATTGGCCATGGGATCTAATCCCGAATGTATGACCGAAGATGCAGTGGAATCTTACCGTAATTATTATAAAACAAAGAAGGGTCGCTTTACTATGGCCTGGACTAAACGAGAAGTACCGGAGTGGTTTAATGCCAACATATAGTATTAGAAACATTGAAACTGGCGAGCTGGAAGATGATGTATTTATGTCATGGTCCTCTCTACAAGAATATCTAAAAGAAAATCCTCACCTTGAATCGTGTATTACAAAAGCTCCTAGCTTAAGTAGTGGCGGTAATATTGGTGCTCTAACAAGAGCAGGAGATGGTTGGAAAGAAGTTCAAGATAAAATAAAAAGCGGATTACCGCCACGGCTAAAGGATAACATTAGAACAAAATGAATAATTCAAAACCCGCGCGCTTACACTTAGATCATCTAAGCCAATTAGAACCAATGACTGCGAATCAAGAAATTGTATTTAAAAGTTGGGAAAAGAATAATATGGTATTATCTGGTTCTGCTGGAACTGGCAAAACCTTTATTAGTTTATATCTAGCGCTAAAAGATGTACTCGATAAAAAAACCCAATACCAAAAAGTACTGATTGTTAGATCTGCTGTACCTACTCGGGATATGGGATTCCTCCCGGGAACTCAAGAAGAGAAAGAAGCAGCATACACATTACCGTATCAGATTATCGTTAACGATCTGTTTAGTGATCCTGGAGCATGGGGTAAACTAACACAACTCAAACAAGTAGAGTTCTGTACTACATCATACTTACGTGGTATGACATTCAATGACTGTATTATCATCGTGGATGAAGCGCAGAACTGTAACTATCATGAGCTATGTTCTATTATTACTCGTGTTGGTGAGAATTGTAAGTTTGTTATGTGTGGTGATTATTATCAATCTGATTTTACTCGTCAAGGTGACAAAGATGGTATCAATGACTTCTTAAAGATTTTAGATAATATGAATCACTTTGAAGTTGTCGAATTTGTTTGGAAAGATATTGTTAGATCGGGTCTTGTAAGAGACTTTATCATGACAAAAGAGATGCATGAGAGAAAGTGATATGGAATATAAAGGAATGTACTACGGCCTTACGAAATTTAAAACGTTTTATTCAGACGATCAGACCTTAAAAGTTGAGGTCTGGGACTTTGACGATGTAGGCTATGGGATCCGGGTATATAAGGACCAATCCTGGGTACTTGATGAATATTATGAAGGTAAGAATGTTCTTTACGCAGAAGATGCGGCCGAGAACATCACCTTAGGAATTAAAAAGGTGCTACAATAATGCCTACATATACGTATAAATGTAAAGAGTGTGATCATCAATTTGATATAGTACAACGGATGTCAGACAATAAATTGACTGAATGCCCAGAATGCAAGAAAGAAGAGCTTACAAAGATCATGACCCCCGGAGCTTCCGGGGGATTCCAGCTGAAAGGCAAAGGCTGGTTCAAATCAGGCGGTTATTAAAACCGCCTTCCTTATAACAAAATGTTCTAAAAAAACTTAAAATAATTGTGTACATCACATAGTACCTATGGTATAATGGTTACATAAATTGAGTTGAGGAATAAAATATGTTAAAATTCGAAAATACAGCTAACGTCGGCGACATTATCAAAGCTTTTGACTTCCAGCCTATGGATGACCGTGAAGATTCGTACCTAATCGGAAGTGTTCTTGAAAAAGGCCCCATGTACGTAGAAATGAATGGTCGTCAGGTGCACATGTGTAACGGTTATAGAGTTTTCGTTAAAGACTCCTGCACAGCTTCAGCTGGGTTTGATGCTGATCGAATCGGAACTGAGATGATCGTTCCATTCGAGATGGGTATAACCGAGTTTGATAACCGAGTTGAGGTGATTGTATAATGTTGACTATAAAAGATAAAGTAAAGGCAGTAGTAGCTGGATTGTTTGGAGCAATAGTTCTGAGTGTCGTTGTTAATTATGTGGATAGTATTCTGGATCAACCAGATGTACACTTCAGTAATTCTACTGGCCAGTGCGTCAAGGTTCTGAACTATGCAGAAAACGATAGATACTCGTGTGATGATCTGCCAAAACGTTATAACCATGTGTGGGTACTGTAATGTCTGAAGAAAAGCACTTAAATAAAAAGTGGAATAGTCTTACTGACCTATATCGTTATCTAGAAGCAAACGAAATCGAGGTCATTAAGGAATTTACTGGAGATCGTCTTGTGACTAATAAGAGAACGTATGGATTATTTGATGGAAATCTAATGTTTGAGGAGAAGGGGTTATGAAAATAGATATAGAACCATTTGTTGAATTTGATGGCCGTGGTGTAATGGTCGGCGTATTTATCGGCGATCACGATCAGGATTGTGTTGAACCATATGTAAGTCTGTCCGATGTGTGCAAAATCAACATTGATGCGCACAGATTAATGGATGGTAAGCTTGCTGAGACCGGTTATGATGATATTGCTGCTATGCGTGAGCAATTAGTGGACGCGTTAGAATATGTAGATCAAATTATTAATGATGGGGCATTCGATCGTGTATTTGATAGTGTATTTGAGAGGGATGTAACCAATGACAATGCCAAATGAAAGACGTAATGCTATGATAAACGTAATAATCCGATTTACAGTTGGATTTGTTATTGGTTATGGACTCATGTACTTATTGCAGGCTATCCTATGACTATGCCAAATGAAAGAAGGAATGCTGTTAACCGTACTCGTATATTCTTACTTGACTTAATGAATCCTAAGAAGACACCACGTGTACCAAAATCCATAAGAAAAGAAGCGGCAAGTTGTTTGAGACATTACCCAGGCGAATACTATATGCTATTAGCTTCAGAACAGGCACCAAAAGTATTTGGTGAATGGGATAGTGGATGGTCGGATAGAAACAAAGAGGATATATTATGAAACTTATTCGTAACGCGCTACAAACGCCTGATGGCACAATCATCGAGTCAACGCATCGTCATGACTACGTGACTTATACAGATGCCAATGGTAAAGAATACATGGTTGACGGTGGCTTAGAA